AAATCTGAGTTTCCAGAACCAGAGGGTATCAAGGCATGGTGCATGAAGGCAGTTGGTAAACTTTGGATCTACGACTTTCAGAATACTGTTACTGAGGATAGATTAATGAGTTTGTTATTGTATGCTAGCGAGAAATTAGGTATTCAGCATATTCTCATCGACTCACTTATGAAGGTGCAATCCATTGCAGAAGACGATTACAACGGACAAAAGTCTTTTGTAAATAAACTATGCATGATTGCTAGACAAACAAAATGTCATTTGCATTTAGTAGCACATAGTCGTAAGGGTTCAACTGAAGACGAAAAACCAGACAAGATGTCAGTGTTAGGTTCTAGTTCGATAACTAACCTTTGTGATAATTGTGTTGCAGTCTGGCGCAATAAACCTAAGGAGCGCATCGATCCACTTCAGATGACTGAGGAAGAAGAACGGATGTTTGATGCACATATTATTATTCAGAAAAATAGACATGGGGATGGTGAAGGCGAGTATGGACTATTTTTTGATTCAGCAACACAACTTTACAGGGATCGTTATGAAAGATAAAAATCTTAGTATTAAAGATATGTTAAAAATGATACAACATACATTTGGAGACGACATTAAATATAAAGTAGTATTAGATGATGGTCGTGTGTTTAAATCTAAAGACTATGATGCGGAGAATAAATATGCTAAATTTCAAAATGAACAAGCACAATCTAGAAAACTTAATTAGTAAATTAAGACAACTAGATCCAACGAAAGTCTGGGAGGTAATTGTGAGAAAACCAAAAAGTGTTCGTAGTATGGATCAAAACGAGTATTACTGGGAGATGCTTACTGCTATGGGAGACTACTTTGGATATGAAAAAAATGATATGCATAAATTGATGGCATATAAATTTTTATTTGAAATGAAAGAAATCAAAAATGAAAGTGTTGGGTTTATTCGTAGCACTTCAGATTTAAATACTAAAGAGTTTAATGAGTATTTAGACAATATTAAATTCTGGTCAGGACAATACGGATTTAATTTTGAAGAAAAGTGAAAAAGAATGGATAGAGAAATTGGTGGACTTTGGTTGCGTAGTCTGTCGTAAGTTTTATGACGATGCAATCACTCCACCATGTATCCATCACATTAGGGAAGGTTTAGGCAAAAGTCAGCGTAATAGTTGGGATAATTGCTTACCTTTGTGCCACGAACATCATCAAGGTAGCGATGGTTTTCACTCAGGGAAGAAGACGTGGATTGCAAAATATGGCACAGAATATGAACTGCTAGAGTGGTTAAAAGCGAGGTTGTAATGTTTGAGTATTGCTTAATAGTTTATTTAACAATGGAAGAACCAAAATATATTGGCAACTTTGAATCATGTGCAGTAGCAAATATGTATGTTGCAGAATATTACAATGATGCACCATACACTGTGTGTCTGCATGAGGACTACATTGTATTACCAGAGAACTTTATAAAAAAAGAAGTGCATTATGATTGATGTTAATAACTTAGGTTTAGATAAATTAGATATTGATAAGATAAAGTCTAATGTATTTAAATTAAAAGATTACTGGATACAAAGATCTAAAGCACCGTTTTATACATTGGGTCGCAATGCTTACATGGATGGAAAAACAGATGCATATTTTAAGGATGCAGAAGTTTTAAATCCCATTTTAGTAGAAAATTTTTTTAATTTATATGGTGTAGTTCAGGCATATCTTACTCATCATATTGGAGAGAGTGTTTATCTAAGTCATAAATTTGCATACCCATCATTTCATATATTTGAATCTGATCCTGCATTTTTGGATTATCCATCAAATTGGCATAAAGATTTTCCATATGAAACGTTAGGATTAAAAAATGATACTGCTTATAGTTTTACTTATGTTGTAGAGATTCCAAGTTCTGGAGCAGGTTTAGAATATCGAGATGGCAAAGAAAATTATCTTAAATATAAAATTGGTGACATAATAGTTCATCGTGGTGACTTTTTGCATAACATAGCAAAGTTAAAAAAATATATTCCAAATGAATATAGAATAACTTTGCAAGGTCATGTAATAAGATATGATGGTCGTTTAATCATGTATTGGTAAGGAGTTTGTATGGGTAAAGGTTCAGGTAGAAGGGTTGAGGATACAAAAAAAGTAGAATCTAATCCATTCTGGGAAAATACAACGTTTGCAAAAAAACAAAAGGAAAAATATGGCAACCAGTCCGACACAATTGACACTAAAAAAACTAAGAAGTGATGGTTATAATACGGTTCAGGTTTGTGAGTATTGGAATGCGTTTGCACGCAGGCGCATAGATCTCTTTAATATTGTAGACGTGTTAGCGATTTCTGATGATGGTGAGGTATTAGCAGTCCAATGCACATCCAAAAGTAACGTCAGCGCTCGTATAAACAAGATAGCAAACAACGATAACATAGGTGCTATTCGTAAGGCAGGTTGGACGATACAAGTCTGGGGATGGTTTAAGAATAAAAGTAATAGATGGGAGTGTAGGATAGAAGATGTCTCATAAAGAAGATCATTGGTTTACTGATAAACATGGCAATCGAATTAAAAGATTAGAGTTAGTAAATAAAATTTTAAAATGTATTGGCAATCAAAGAAAATGTTGTAAGCAAATTGCTAATGAAATTGGTTTTGAGTATCAGGTAGTTCGCAATATTTTAAGACGTTTGCTTACCGCAAATTTATTAGATTCAACACCAACTAAATCATATACGTATTATCATAAGTTAGATAAAACTTGTTTACTGGCAGATTTATTTTATAACAAAGATAAAATCTTAAAAAAATTTAAAATTAAAAATGTTAAAAGATATAGCATTGAAGACTTTAAAGGTAAAAAGTTTGATTCTAAAAAAGGAATAGTTTACAATCAATCTAGTATGACTACTTGGGAGGTAGAATAATGGAACAAAGAACGGACGAATGGTTACAAGCACGAGTTGGTCACATTACAGGATCAAGGATGGCAGATGTAATCTCAAAAATTAAAACTGGTGAATCACAAACCAGACTCAATTACAAAACACAGTTGGTTACTGAGCGATTAACTAACCAACCAGTGCAAACTTATTTTAACAACGTTATGCAACAAGGTATCGATAGAGAACCTGATGCACGTATGTTATATGAACTCGAAAACAAGATAGATGTTGAAGAAGTTGGTTTTATTAAACATCCTACTCTTGCTTGGAGTGGTGTCAGTGTTGATGGTCTTGTGGGTAAAGACGGCATTATTGAAATTAAGTCGCCACTAGAAACTACACACACTAGCACCTTATTAAAGAAACAAGCGCCCAAAAAATACTACCCTCAGATGCAATGGGGAATGTGTGTAACACAGCGTAGTTTTTGTGACTTTGTTTCGTATAACCCTTCATTTCCAGACGATTTAAAGTTATTTGTTATTCGTGTTGAGAGGGATGATGATTACATCAAAATGCTGGAAGAAGAAGTTGTAAAGTTCAATGAGGAAATTGAGCAATTATTAAATTCTATTAAGGAGAAATAAATGGCAAGATATGAAGACGTAGGTGATTTTACTTTAGGTAAAAATACTTATAAACAAGAAGGTGATAGAACTCCAGACTATACTGGAACTATTAAATTAGCAGATGGCACTACGCAACGCATAGGTGCTTGGGTTCAAACTAATAGCAAAACTGGTGAAAAGTTTTTTAGTGGCAAAGTAACTATTGACACTGAATCAGGTTCTACAGCACCACAAGAGCAAGAGGTAAGTAATGTTGAAGACATACCGTTCTAGAGTTATTAGATATATTCCTGAAGATAATGTAAGGTATCTTCCAGAAGGTAAGTCAATGTTTTTAACTAAACTTACTAAAAGAAGAGGACTGGTGAAGGTAGAGTTAGACTTTCATTGGATTAGGAATAATACTGGTATGTATGAAAAATTAATGGGGAGACGATGATCTCCCCTTTTAATTATTTGTTCATTACATATAATGTAACTTCAAAACCGAAACGCATTTCAGTTGCTGATGGTGTTGTCCACATAGTGAATCTCCTTTCTTATAGATTTCTATGTAATTATAATTTGTATTACACGTAATACACACAACGAGGGATTAGATTATGATACAGAAAATACTTAAAATTATTGTTCCATTTATATTTATTGTGATTTCAATTGGTATTGGTTTGCAGTATTACATTACTACTAAACTCACTCCAGAAGATTTAATTTGCCATAAAGGAACATTGTTATCACAACTTTCAGATAAAGAACCAATTTACACTAAAGTAAAAGATATACATTGTGAAATTATTGCTGGTCGACTGGTGTTGAATTATGAATAACTTTGATAAACGATTGCCAGAAGGCGAACAGATTGAACAATTAGCGTTAGAGCGTATTCATAAGTATTACCCTAAAGCATATAAAAAAGAAGGTAACTTTCCTTACTACGACATTTATATTCCAGAGATTAAATCTAGTGTTGAGGTAAAGTCTTGTCCTCAGTGTCATGAGTATGGTAATGTAGTTATAGAGTTTGAAATGAATGGCAAGCAGACTGCATTGTGCGTTAGTTGTGCAGATTTCTGGTTAATCTGGGATGGTAAAAAGTTTCACTCTTTGAGAAAAGGTGATATATTACATTGTATATTTGTTAATATTAACAAAATAAAATATTGGGATGGTGCAATGGATGGTGATAGCAGTGCAAAGAAAGCGTGGTTAATCCCTCCTGATTTACTTTTTAATTATGGTAAGGAGTTCATATGAGTGATCCAATTAATCCAGACCACTATAAAAAAGGTGGTATAGAAACATTTGATGTAATAAAAGCAAAGCAAACTAAAGAAGAAACTATAGGATATTGCAAAGGTAATGAAAGAAAATATCTTGATAGAAGAGGTCTTAAAAATGCTATTAAGTCAGAACGATTAGCATGGGCAAAGCAATGCAAAGAAGAATGTCGTAAACAAAGATGGTATTTAGACCAAGAAGAAAAAATTTACGATGAGATCATTGCAGAAGAGACTGCTAGTCCAGTAACACCTGACGAATGGATAGACGATCCATTACATGACGAAGATTAAGTTACAAGGTCAAGTCTGCCATGTATGTGGCGACAAAGCAAAGTTTTATCACCGTAAACATAAGAAATGGTGGTGTGGGATAGATTTCTATAATTTAGAGGGAATATGCAAGAATGCAAAGCAGAAAACTAATAATTGATGGTAGTCATTATACGGTGAATTGTTTTAAAGAGTCTGACGGATCTGTCAGGGTAGAGGTCAGTCATGACATTACTGGGAAATATTACAAGATGTTTCCTGACAACAAAATCAACCTAAGTGATGGTTGATATGAAAGGAGTCAGATATGCTGGCAGGTTTAGTTTGGTGGGAAAAGTTCTTGGTTTTGAGTTTTGCTACGCTCATAATCACGTTTCTTTAAATCCCAAATTAGTTGTAAGTAGTATTTGATTTTATTTTTTCTCTCCTCGTCTTTGAGTTTTTCTAGGAAGTCAACTCTTTTAGAGTATGATTTTCTAGAGAGACTTAGAGATTCACAATAGCGCATCCACTCTTCACTATAGTTATCTACTTGTTTACCGTCTGGTAATGTTTTAATCGTCATATTCTGGTATGTCAGCATAGATAGAGTCTACTATAATTTCTACGCTTGCACCAGAGTCGAGGAAAATTGTGATCGTATCCTCCCCATAAGTTACCTGACATTCTTCGATTACACACCCTGTCATTGCTTTTGCTATGTCTATAATGTCCACGATTTTTACCTTATGCTGACAACGGATTCTGATTTTCTTTTGTTCTTGATCCCCTTGTTGCTTCTTGCCCACGACCCACATGACATACACCTATATTGTTGAAAAACTTGAGTATTGGTTTTTTTAAAACCACGCTTGTGAATGTGACTGCTACCACAAGTAGGACACACAGTAACTTCGCTATATTCATTATGATTTATATATCCTCCCAACCAACCTTCTAATTTTTTATACAACAACTCTAACAACACTGTGTCTTGCTCATTGTATTCCTGCATCAACTCCCTTGCTTTAGGATCTTTTTTTTCAACATCATTCCATAGATCCATGCCAGAATGTTTTATCTTAGACCCAATACCTAGTTCTTGTGCTACGTTATCTAACTTATTAGATATAAATCTAAAGTTTCTTTTCATTACTCGAAGTAAATCAACTTGCTTGTATGGACTTGGTGGCGACATACCTAACAATAAGAACTCACGATTAATACTCTTAATATCGAATGCCATACCATTATAGTGAACACACACGTCACACTCATCTAGCAAGTTCCAGATATGTTTCACCATCCTTCGATGTGATGATGTCCACTCAGAATCAAAAATTACATTATCATCATCTTTCCACTTAGCAGACCAGCACATCATTTTGCCACGCTTAATTATTTGGTTAAGACTAGCATTAATATCATACAATCCCCATGCTGAAATTACTGATGCTTTTGTTTCTATGTCAATAAACAGAATCTTCAAAAGGTCTTGCTCCGTATCTATCAATGATTAATGCATTGTTACGTGGATTCTCTTTGACAAATGATATATGAATCCATCTGCCAAACTCTAGTATTACTTGGTCGTAATTAATTTTTGAAGTGTGCTTAACAATTTCTTCGACCACGCTACGAGGGTTACCAAAAGATGGCGCAATGAAGTCCACAGCGTTGCCAGTAATGTGCTGGGAAGATCTCTTACTTCCCAAATGATCATTAAGATCACAACTCCTGTAACCACTGCTAATAAGCATAGGACAGCGTAATAAATCTCTAACATTTTCTAATTCTCCTGCTAAGAATCTAAGATTATCAATAACTTCAACCGTAGGTGTATTATCGATACCTAAGCGAACTGCTGTATCGGAGTGTGTTAATTCCTCTAAACTAAAGTGTGGCGATAACTTCATTTAGTTAATCCCTTGCTTTTCTCCCAAGAACGCAACCCTGCCATACCTAAAAGGGCAAACGTTAACTCCATTAAAACATCAGTTTGGAATGTGGGCAACACTACATTGTTCCCAGCAAGGATTAATATCCACTGCACTAACGGTTGTAATAAAAATATCCAAGCAAAAGATAAACTTGATACCCAACCTAAACATGGTCTCCAACCAGCAACAAAAATAGATCGATGTGATGCTTCAGTCTTATTTATATCTATCTGTGCCATGTTTTGAGCGTGTGCTTGCTTTTCTGCCATAGTAGCAATCTCATGTGCCATTTTATTTTTTTGATCTTTGTCTTCTATAAACTTATCTAAGATAGATGTAACTGGTGCAATTAATGCAGTCCAAACCATATAACCTCCTATATTTCGTTTTCATCAAAACCTAACTCATTAGCAATATGCTTACGCAACTCTTTAAAATTCTTATCATGCTTGAGGTAGGACTTACCATATAAATGATTAGTCATATGTATAATTTCATGCAACATTGACTTAATCACGCTTGTTAAAAATCTGTGTCTTTGAGGACATACACCAATAGTATGTGGATCTGGTGTATATGATGCCATGCAGTTTTCTTTCATATCAAGTATTTCAAACTCAATCTCAAATGATGGTGGCAACCCAACATCTCTTAACACATGAGTTGAAACTAACATATCGTATATCGACTCTAATGTTCGTATATCTAACTTCATCTTCTATCTAATGGGTTAGTAGTAGCACGTTTAATTATTTCGAGTTTGTCATTGAGTGCTTCTATCTTTGTATCTACTTCACTTTGAACTGCATTAGATATTGCTTCTGTTTCTCTGCTTGTTGCTTTACTAAGTGCTATTGCTTCTTTACTCAATGCGTATGCTTCACTTGCCTTTTCCTGCAATCGAATGTTTGAATTTAGTGATTCTATTTGACGTTCCTTGACAGAACCAAGTTGTATTTGTAGTTCATTAATATCTTTTTTTATACTGCTGAGACCTTTACTTGATTCTATAGTCTCATTCATCTTAATATAAAAACTGGTTGCGCTGTAACCTATCCCAAGCACTATCGGAGTGACGAGTATAATAATCCTCGCTATCGTCTTGCTTGATAAAGTCAATGATATTGGTTTCAAGTCTTTTAAACTCATCTGAAAATTCCTGTTCTAAAGAAAATGGTTGTGGTATAGATTGCTGGTTAAACCCAAAAGGATTTTGTGATAAAGTTAAAGGTAATAACACAACTCCAAATCCAGAAAGGATCTCATGAGTATCATTTTCGACATTATCTTCGTCATTTTCAGACTCTTTGTCATCCCTATTTTGTTTGTTTGTTTTTACCTCTTCTTTGCTATCAGTTTCATCGCTGATATCATTGTCAGGTTGTGTGACCACTTCATTGACTGGTTTAGTTAATTGTTCATTTAATGCACTCTGAATAGGGTTAGTCGTCATTGTATTAGCAACTTGTGGTGCAGTTGCATTGTCTGTTTTCGTTGTAGTAGCACTGGTAGAGATTGGACTTACTATTGATGTTGGATCGTTCATGTCTAACACGTTTTGAATGCAAGTATTGCTTTCTTCTACCCACCCTGTAAAAACTGGTTCTGAGTATGGTGTTGGACATATATATTCTCCTACTTGTGTTATTTCTCCATTATAACCTGTAGCGCACGATATATTTTGCCGAACAGTAGAACTATCACACGTGCTGGGTAAAGGAACGCAAGTGCCACCAGCATCAATCCAGTCTGACCAAGTTTGGGATTGACAACTGTAAGTTCTGCTCTGCGATATGCTACCTTCATAGTATTGGGGACACATTTCTGTGCGATACTCCACAGTATCAACGCAAAACGTTTGATTAAATTGATCGCAAATTGGATCGTCTGGTTGATAACTGACACACCAATGACTCTCAAGCGCCACAGTAGGGTCGATGCCTGTGCAATTAAGTGATCCTTCAGTGATATAACCTTCTGACGTAGGTTCGTAATAACAGACCCAAGCATATGCATTACTCCATAGGATAGGTGACAGTAGGAGGAGTGTAGTCCTCACCAAAAACTTTTTTAAATATTTCAGGTCTTCTTTCATACCATGCTCTTTCTGCTGATGCTCCTAAACTTCCTAAATATGGACAAGGCGCTCCAGATTGGAGCATTGCTTCAAATACTCTATCGTCCTGACATAACAATGCAATACCTGCTACTTTTAGACCAGCATCTATCATCACACGTGTTAAGCGTATGCGCTCACAATTTTCATCGACAATAGTAGCACCACCAGATATAGAAATCATGCCTGTGTTAGCACCTCCAGACACCCCTGATCGGCACATATCAGATCCATATGCAGACACACTCGGAGCAAAAGCACTATTCACATTACCTTTATACTTAATGGTTGTTTCTCCAGCATAAGCATTATGAAACCAAATTAAAAAAACTAACAAGAATGAGACAATGACTATTGTTAGTCTACTCATTATTTATCCATCCAGTGACCAGCAACAAAACTTGCTAAGGCAATAAATATACCAATGACCCACATCATTGCTTTTTTTCCACCTTTAAACTCATCTAATGTAGATTTAATTTCATCGACTGATTTATCCATTTTGTCGACTTTGTTCATAATATGATCAATGTCTTTTTTCATATGCTCAATCTCTGCCGAGTGAACTGCTACTGTTTCTTGAACCTTCTCCATTAGTATCCTTTCTTTTTGGTGCGTTATATAAGTTTATCGGAGGTAAGTTTATTAGTTTCCACACTAACGCATCTCTGTTCTGTTGGGCATTGGATTAGGGAATGATCCTTGTTGGACATTAATTCCAAACTGACCAGAACCTTGACCAACAACATATGGATTTACTACAGCATTTCTAGATCTCATAATAAGGTCAGAAATAGCGTTATATGCTTTTTGTGGATTAGAGTCATTAAGACTATTAAATATTTTTAATATTTCTCTTTTATTAAATGTAGATAGATAAGAAACGACTTCTGCATTAATTCGCTCAATTTGTCTTTCATTAACGTCTTGTGCGTTTCTGTTAAGAAAATTCATAACCTTTTGAGCAAGGTTTGTATTTGCTTCATACTGCGCTTCCATTACCTTGCGCATTGCTTCAGTTCGAGGTTGTGTTTGTGAACCTTGTAGCGCACGATAAGTGTTATACATATCAGATTCTATCTTAATGTTTTTTACAAACTCTTGAAAACCTTTTTGATTGTCACCAAAAGTTTCTCTAATTAGTCGCAATTTAGTTGGATCAGTAATAAAGTATCTGGTAAAGTCTTTGCTAGTTAATACTTCTTCACCATCTCGCATCATGCCACCAAGTTTATCTATAATGCTTCTAACTGCACCAGATCTAAATGCTTCTCTTTCTGCTTCAGACATATTTTTTATAAGCAATGCTATGTTTTCTGCGTGTTCAGGATTTCTTGTATACAACTCATCAGATCTTAATTTAAATAAATTTAAACCATCTGTGTATGCTTTTTCTGTTCCTTTTAACCCTGCGTAATAATTTCTAGCATTTTTATACTGTGGATTTGCCTTATCAAACATTTGTAAAAACATATTTTTAGAATCTACATATGATCTAAGTATATTTCCTTTATACCCTTCAGTATTGATATATGACTCAATAGCATCGTCCATACCCATTTTCATATTGTGTAAAAACTCACTAGGTATTGATTTTAATATCTTGCCATTCTTCATTACAGTTCCATCTTTTAATAAATTGTATTGTAAGAAGTCTTTACCAACACCATAAGATTGAGTTTGTGCTAGATAATTTGCTTTTTGGAATGCTTCTTGAAATTGTGGTGTTTTAAATAAATCTTGCATAGACACATCCATACCATTGATATTGTATTTGTAGTCTGGTTTTACATTTATTTTAAAAGCACGCTTGTAGTTTTCAGCACCAGTAACAGATTTTAATTTATTAATAGCATTTATTTCACTAAATATTTCACCAGTTCTACCAAATGCTTGTTTAACGTCTGTTTGAAGTCTTTGCATTTGACCACTACGTCTATTCTTAAACCATTTTCTAGCATTGCCCATATCTGTAGTAGGTAATTGTCTAAATATATCTAGTAAAGATCTAGTCTCGTCATCTAAGTCTGCAATAGTAAATGGTTTTGCTGAACCTTTATCACTAAATACTTGTTTTGCTTTTTCTAATTGAGTGATGTCATATTGCTTGCCTGTTGATCTATTAATGAAATCTAATAATGCTTCATCTGTAGAACCATAACCACGTTCTAATGTTTCTTTTAAAAATTTCTTTGCTTGTGCTGTTTCAAAAAACTTTTGTGGTTTAAATGCATCTATTGTTTTTTCAATACCTGCTGAAATAACAGGACTAGCAAGACCAAAAATACCACCAGCACCAGCACCCAGTATAGATCCAGCACCAGTAGATATTGTTTGTTGGTATGGATCACCTTCACCATAACCAAAACCTGCTAATCCACCATACAAACCACCTTTACCAAGCATCTCTTTAAATTTTGGAGCATCTTTAAATAACCCACTTGCCTTTGTTGCTTTATCCAATGCGCCAGCAGTTAAAACACTTCCGCCAACATCTAAACCAAGCGCAGTTTTAGGATATTCTTCTTCAAACTCTTTCATTTCAGCACGCTGAATACCTGTGCTGACTGAGTAAGGTGACATATAAATAGGTTTGCCATCGTATAGATTAGGCACGCCTTCTGCCAACATATCTACCACTTCACCATAATCTTTTGACTTAGTAAATTGTTCAACCATTGCAATCAGTTCATCAGAACCACCTAGAGTTGCACCTTGACCTACCTTTGCTATAGATGGGTCTAGGAAACCACCTTTGCGTAAATTATTTAATACACGCTTACCTTTATCTTTTAACTTACCTTGATCGTCTAATTGAAGTAATGCAGATCCAAGATCTCTAATAATAATAGATGGTTGTTTAGGTATATCTATTTGACCAGTTGTCATCCCACTGCCTGTAGGTATACCCATTTCTGCTAATGATCTATCAACAAAACCAGTTGGTTTAGATTCTACACCTTCTGGTTTTACTTCTACTCCGCCAGATATAAGTTGTGTCATATCCTCTTGTGGAATAATAACATCACCACCTAATTCTTGATCTATATCAAATAAACCCATTATTTATCCTTATTTGAAAAATTTACTTTCTGTTTTTGGTTTTTCATTTGTATCAACTACCGTATTAGCAAGAACCTGTTTTTGCTCTTCCATTAATAATTGAGTATATGGTTTTCTTTTATCAACAATCTCTTTAGCAACTTGATTGCGATATTGATTATATTTTGCACCAGCAACAATAGGATCATTTGTCATTATCTCTGCATTTGCAATAACCCACTCATCCATTTTCAATGCTAACTCTTCCTGTCGAGTGTAATCTTCTTCTAATGCTTTAAGCATGAGCAAGTTACCTTGTTTAGTATTTTTTAACTGTGGTGATGATTGAACAATAAATGCCAAGTCAACGTTAGTTGGGTTGAAACCTAACTGTTTAACTTGTGGTAAAACAACTAAGTTTGATATTGCTTTAAAGTCTTCTAGTTTAGATAACTCGTCAGCATTAAATTGATCACCTAAAATTAATTTTAATGGTTGTGATATGTTCAATGAAATTTCTTTACCTAATCCAGTATCTAAACCACTATTAAGAATGTCTTGCATACGCTTAACAGACTTCATACCAGCAACTGCTTTATTACCATTATCACGAACACCTTGAACATCTTTAAACATCGCATCACTAGCGTTTTTGTTAGCAATACCAATCGTTGTTGTGTATTGTGGACGTTTCGCTACTGCCATTTCTTTTAAGAAATCAATAAATCCATCTGCATTTTGTGCGTATTCAAACTCTTTAATATCGTTTGTAAACATATCTTTAGCAAATTGATATTTAGCAAAAGCAGGATCTTGTTTCATAGCGCCAAAAATCTTGTATGGTTCTGGCAATGCGTTGTAATCCATTAACTCATACTCTTTCATGTCTTTGCTGTATTTAATCATGTCAAAGATAGATTGTTTTCTTTTGTCTACAGACTTTTGTGAACCTTCCATACCTGCAAGATAAGATTTAAATGGATCGCCAGTTAAACCATATGTTAATCCAGCAGTTACTATACCAGTTCCTGTGCCTTGACCTAATACACGATCAGCACCTTCTTTACCAATAATTGCAGTCATAAATGGATCTCTACGAGTAAAGAATGGATTAATATTATCTAGACCAATCTTTTGCAACAAACCAGTATCAGGTGTAGGTTGAGTTTGCACCGTATTTACATTTGGTTGATTAGGGTCAGGAGGTAATACGTCTTGAAATAGTTTTGTAAAATCTACCATTTATGTCACCTTTACTTTTAATATTTGTGCTGGAGTTGGTTTATCTGCGCTTCTAGTAATACCACCCTTCATCATACTTGCACGTTGCATATTTAGATAATCTTTATATTGCTGGTCTTTTTCTAATTTATTCATATACAACAAAC